CGGAGGCTTTGTCGAAGGCGCTCACCATCAGTTGCTGGGTGCTTTCGGCGACGTTCTCGACTTCCTCGCGGATTTGCTTCAGCCCGGCCTTCATTCCGCCGAAGTAGCTCGACGGATCGGTCGACCCCTCGCGCTTCAGCTCCACGGCACGCTCGCGCTCGCGCTGCAAGTCCTCGATGTCCTTTTTGAGTTGGCCAGCCTCGTCCCCGCCGGACGTTTGCAGGCGCAGCTGCACGTCGATGATGAGCTTGTCGTACTTGGCCTTGATCTTGGCGATTTCAGCGTCCAGGGCGGCGGCCTCGCGCTTGATCGGGTCGCCGATCAGCTTGGCGGCCTCGGCGTCGTTCTCCAGCACCAGCTCCTTGATCTGCTCGCGGGTGCGCTTCTGGAAGTCATCGAACGACTTGCCGGCGGCGGCCAGCGACTTCGCCACCGTGCCCTTGGCCTCGATGCCGACGACTTTCACCTGGCTCTGCAGCTCGCCGATGCGGCCTTGGATCGCGGCGATGCGGGCGGCCTTCTGAGCCTCGGCAGCCTCGCCAACGGCTTCCTTGCCGCGCTCGATTGCCATTTCCTGCTGGGCCAGGCTGATGCTCACCCGCAGCTTGTCCTGCTTCACCTGGGCGCTGCGCTCGGCGTATTCAGTCTCAGACAGGAACCCCAGGTCGCGAAGGCGGCCAATCTTGGCTTCCTCTTGGTCGTAGAGGTTGATGCGCTGCTGCGATGCGTTCTTGGCCTGCTGCAGGCGCAGGGCGGCGTTGGCGGCATCGATCGCGGGGCGCTGTTTTTCTCTCTCGATGCGGGCCTGTTCCTCGGCGTCAGCCTTTGCCTGATCTGCCGCGGCTTGCTTGGCGGCCTCGCCCTTCGCCTTCAGGGATTCGATTTCGACAAGAGCCTGGCGGATGCGCTCGGCGGCCATGGCCTGCGCCTGGCTGTTGTCGGTCTTGAAGAACCCGGCCCCGCTATTCGCGCTGTCGAGCTGCTCGAGCATCTTCTTGTTGGCTTCGATGCTCTTTTGCAGCGTAGCAATCCGTTCCTCGGGCGTATCGGGGCGACCCAGGCCCAGCATGGCGTCCCAGGCGCTCGAAGCGGCAACCTTCACGGCCCGCCAGGCGTGTTGGAGATACCCGAGCTGCACGGTGCGGTCGGCGAATGCTTTGTTTAGCGCCTCTATGTTGGCGGCCATGGCGGCCTCTTTGTCGCCATGGTCCTCCAGTTGCTTGATGTACTTGTACTGCGCCGCGGTCAGGTAGTTGTACTGGCGGTTGTGCTCGGCGGCCCAGGCGGCAACGCCGTTGCGCATCGAGGCGAAGTCCTTAACCACGCCCTCGGACGTTTGGCCGCTCAACTTCTGGATGCGGGCCATCGCGGTGATCGCGGGCTTGATCACGGAGGGGCCGAACGCCGCGCTGGCGATCGACGCCGAGATGAGTTCCTTGGCCGCGCCCACGGTCAGTCCGGTGGTTTCGGCGATGGTCTTTTTCAGCGCCTCGTAGCTGCTCTGGGTCTGCCCGGCGAAGTTGCCGGTGAGCGCCAGGCTGCGGTTCAGGTTCGAGATTTCCTCGGCTCCCTGGTAGGCGGCCAGCGCCAGCGTTCCGAACCCGGCAGCGATGCCACCCACGACCAGTCGCATCGGGCTCAACAGAGACAGCAGCGCCGAGGCAGCCGGGCGGATGCCGCCGAAGCTGTCTTTGATCTGGCCGCCCTGTTGCAACAGGATCAGAAACGGAGACTGGCCGCCGGCAAGCTGGGTCGCGATGTCGGTGAACTGCGCAGGCAGGGTGCGCATGGCCGCGGCGGTCTGAGCCGCGCTCACACCGACCGACTTCTGCGCTTTCTCGGTGCGGGCCAGGGTTTCGTTCAGCTTGTCGAGCTGGGCCTGGCCGACAACGCCCGCAGTGATCTTGACCGATGCCCCAATGTCCATTTCAGTCCCTCACGGCTTCCAGCGCCGCAAATTCCATTTCCTGCAAGCCAGCAAAGAGTTCGCCGTCAGGGTCATCGATTTGCCGGCGCCGCATGACGACATCGACGCCAGTGTAATCGAGGCCGACCGCCACGCCGTTGCCCGCGTACTTCCATTGCGTTTGCAACAGCATGAAAAGCTGGACAGTCGGCCAGTTCTCGGGGAACACAGCGAAGTCCTCGGCGGGGCTCGCTTCCTCCAGTTGGGCGATCACCTCGGGCGAGGCGCCGAAGGCGACCAGATCGGCCGCTGCTTCGGCGTTACTCGCCTTGCCGCCGCGGGCCCAATGCGCGGCGGCGTCTCTCAGTTTTTTGCCGCGGCCCCGCGATGCGCAGCGACAAACGAGCGGGCGATCGCACGGGCCACCCCGGGCACCTCCAGCACGCGGTCGAGGTTGGACGGGGAGAACGGCACAGCCTCACCGTTGTCGGTGATGCCGCCCCAGCCCACCACGACCTCCTTGACGACATCGCGGTCGCCCATGTCGTCGCGGGCCACGGCCATGGCGATTTCCTGCAGGCGGGACTCTTCCACCCGCTTGAATTCGACGTCGAAGGTTTCCTTGGTGAACTTGCCGCCGTTACCGGCGATCATCACCTCGACGGGCCACGAGAAAGATTCGGATTGGTTCAGTTTGAACATTGGTTTTCCTTACAGGCAAGTCACCGTAATTTCGTCGTTGCCCGAGCTGCCAGGAATCAGGTTCATGCCCATCTGGAGCATCTGCACGCCGTCCAGATCGGTGTAGGTGGGCTTGGTTAGCTGCACGTTCGGCGCGGCGATCGTGACCTTGTTGCCGGCCACGGTGCCGTGCGTCAGAGACAGGGCGCCAGTGGTCGAGTTCTTCGCGGCCGTCCACCAGTCTTTCGCGGCCACGGTGGTCGCTTCGATGGTGATGCTGCCTTGGGGCTGGCGATCGGTGAACAGCACCTGCTCGGAGCCGCCGACCAGGGTGCGGTGCACGATGTTGGCCGACAGGTCGATCGACATTTCCGACATGACGGCCGCGTAGCCGTGCAGCGTGAACGGGGTGGTGTTCACGTTGGTGACGGGCAGCGGGGTCTGGAACGCCGTGAAGTTTGGCACCAGGGCGGTGGTGTCGGTCACGGTGTTGTAGATGCCGGTCAGCGTGAACTTGATGGTCGGCAGCTGCTTGACCTGCAGGTTCAGCGACATGGTGCCGCGAGCGCCGGTCATCTTGTGCAGAACGCCGTCGACATTGAAGTAGATGGTGGTCGACTCAAACGAGGCGCTGATCGGCGCGTAGGTCACGCTGACGCCCGCCGAGATAGTCTCGGAGAAACCGCACGAGCGCATCAGGGCGCCCCAGCCAGGCGCCGTGCCAGCGGCACCAGAACCGGCCAGCTCCACCTCGAACTCCAGCACAACGCGGATGCCGGCGGGGATTTGCTGCGATCGGCCCAGGTAGGGGCGGATCAGGTTGCGGTCGACAAAATCCGACTCCTGGGGGGTCAGGCTCAGGTTGCGCACCAGAATCGCGTTGGTGCCGGTTGGCGCGGCGTCGGTGCCGTAGGTGGTTTCGATCTTCGCGGCGACGATCTTTTTGCGGCCAAGCAAGGGCATGGTCACTCCTTGGCGGCATCAGCCGCAGCGGGTTGTTCAGCCGGCACGTCTTCCTCGGCCGGGTCAAAAGTGCGCTCGATCAGCGTGCGCTTGCCGGTGTCAGGGTCGAGCATGTAGCTGCCGCCCTGGCCCTCGAATTCATCGGGAGTCGTGTTGCTCATGTTCAGTTCGTGAGGCTGTTGCGGTTGTGGCGATACCAGACGGTAAAGCGCATGCGGACCAGCAGGGCGGTGCGGTCGGCTTCGTCAAAGTCCCAGCTCGTGCCGTTCTCGTAGATGTCGACAGCCAGGCCGCCCAGGCGGGGATCGGCCATCACCTTCGCGTGGACATCCTCGACCACAGGGTCGGCCAGGCGGTCAGGCTCGGTGCCCCGGTGGTAGACCTGCACCTCGATGTGAAGCTGCGCATCGACTTGCCCGATCGTGTTCTCGTTCGGGTCTTCGTTGTCAGCCAGCAGGTTCAGCGCAGGCGCTTCCTCGGGCATGAACTTGTCCGCGCGGCTGCGGTAGATGCGCGAGCCGACAGCGGCAGTCCCGGCCAGGGTGGTGCCCTTGAGGTACTGCAGAATTTGCTCGCGCTTCGTAGCCATACGGATCAGTTCTTGGTCAGGATCAGACGCTTCAGCGCGCCATCGTTGAGCTGCCGCACGGCCCGGACGGTGTACCCGTCACCCTCCACGGTCACTACCGCATCGCGGCCGATCCCGGGAAACACGTCATGCGGCAGGGTGATGCTGTAGTCAGTCGAAATGACCTGGCCCGACAGCACATCCTCGGTGGGCGCGTCGAATAGGACGTTCGCCGAGAGAGCACCCCACGTCGCCACCACCGCGAATTCCGCGGCGTTGAAGAACACAGTCATGTCCTCGGTGAACGCCACGGCTTACTCCTGCGCCTTGGCGGCCTTCTTGGGCTCGACCACTTCGATCGCGGCACCAGCAGCGACCAGAGCCTTGGCCTGGTCTTCGTCCTCGACAGTCAGCGGCTGGCCGACACCATAGGCTTCCCCATCGTGCTCGATGGGGGATTGAGCGATCAGTTTCATTTCAATCCCCTTCGATTACGCGACGGCGTTGGTGATGAGGTAGCCCGAGATGGCCGAAGCGATCACGGGAGCCTCGCAGCGGGTCACGGGGAACGCCCAGGTCTTCGAGGGGCGCTCGAAGTAGGCGGGCTCGGCGATCGGGTAGCCGGACAGGTTGTAGGTGTAGCCGTAGGAAGGCGTGCCCATGTCGGCGACCGAAGCGGTTTCGGTGTAGGCCAGCACCACGTCCTTGCCCCAGATGTCCGACATGGTGGTGCCGGCGTCGTTGAAGTACACGCCTTCGCCGACGATCACGTTCTGGATGCCGAACAGCGACGACAGCAGATCGGTGGTCGGTACATCGCGGCCGGTGTACTTGGTGCGGTCGATGATCTTCGGATGCTGGCGCAGAGCCTTCATCGTGGCGGGGCCGAACACCATGGTGTTGGGGCGGCGGCCAGTCTGGGCGCGGATCGCTTCCTTGGCGGTTTCGATGTTGGCGATCGGGTCGCTGTTTGCCAGATCGGACCACTGCGAGGTGCCCGACAGTGTGACCTTGTTGGAGGCGCCGTAGTTGCCAGCGGTGCGAGCCAGGTCGGCCTGCGCCTTCTCAAGAGCCAGGGCGAGGATCGCCTGAGCCTTGCGCACGCCGATGTTCGCCATGTCGATGGTGAAGCCCTTTTCAGGCGCGGAGGCTTCCTGCTGCAGTTCGATCGGCAGGGCACCCTCGATGCTGGAATCGACCAGCGCGAAGGGGCTGCCAGCGTAGCCAAACTGGACGCGGCGAGTGGTTTCGCCGGGCGCGCGCTTGGTGTTGTACAGCATGAAGTCTTCTTTGCCGAAGGTGATGATGTTGCCGGCGCGCAGACCGACGTTCACCTGGGGGAAGAGGTTGTAACCGACCAGATCGAGCTGCTTGAAGCCTTGCGCGATGCTGGTCAAAACAGGGTCGATGATCCGAACCTGAGAGGGGGTCAATTGAGCCATTTTGTGCTCTCCTTATTGGTTGTTCAGGGCGGATCAGTTGCCCACGATCAAAACACGGATGGTGTCGCCATCAGCGCCAGCGGACAGAGCGCGGCCGATGATGGTGCCCGAACCGCCTTGAGCCACGACCTTGGTGACGGTGGTGTGCACCTTCACGGGGTCGCCGACGGACACCGAGCCGCCAGCGATCGCCAGGGCGATGCCGGACACCTGCACGGGGCCGAATTTGCCGTTGGCAATGGCGGTCTTGGCGAAGCCCACCGCGTTACCGGCGGCAGTCGCGGCAGCGCCGGAAGCCTGTACGGGCTGGTAGGCGGCAATGTCGGCCGAAACGGTCATGCCGACGGTCAACAGGTCAACGTAAGTTTCAGCCATGATTAAGCCTCCAGATTTTGAACGGCCTTCACAGCGGCCACATAGTCGGTGCCAGGGTTGGCCTGCATGTAAGACTTGGCCTTCGCGTCCAGCTCGGCGGCGGCAGCGTCGACCTGATAGCCGGCGGGGGCCGCATACGAAGCAGCAGCGGAAGCCTGAGCCGCGGCGGGCTTGGCGTTCTCAGCAGCGGGGTTGGCGACGGGGGCGGGGGCGTCTTCCAGGCGGGCCTTGGCGGCAGCGTTGCGCGCGTTGCGCTCGGCGGCCACGACAGCCATGGCAGCCTCGGCGCCGGTCGTCTTGCCGTCCATCGACAGCTGCTCGATCAGAGCCTCGTGACCAGGCAGGGCAGCGGCACGCACGTCCTGAACGCGCTGCAGCTCGGCTGTGGCGCCTTCCTTGCGGATCAGTGCAGCCGCCTCGGGGTTCTTAGCCGCGAAGTCGGCGGCCAGTTCTTGAGGGGTCATATTCACCTCTAGGGGTTGGTTTTCAGAAGCGACGGGCGGCACCGGCTCGTCTGTGGTTTGGGGGTCGCCTGCGACCGCAGCAGCACCGGCCGCGGACAGGCCACCCAGGGCGAACACAGCCTTGCGGCGGTTCGTGAACTTGCTCGGGTCGGTCGCCATGCGCTCGACCATCTGGTCGACCGTGGCGAAGCCGTCGATCAGGCCGGCGTCGGCGGCTTGCTTGCCGACGAACACGCGACCGTCGGCCATGTGCTCCAGCACACGCTCGGCCGTGGTGCGGCGGTTGCCCGCCACCGCGTTGACGAACGATCGGTAAATCTCGTCCACTTGGCCCTGCAGGTAGGCCCGGCCCTCGGTCGACAGCGGGGCGTTGTCGGAGGCAATGCGCTTGTACTTGCCTGCGGTGATTTCGGTCGTCTGACCGGC